CCTACCTAGCGGCTATTCCTTTGCCGCGCCTTCATCCGTCGTGATGACATCCGCCTCGACCAGCAGGTCGAACAGCGAAGCCGGAAGCTCCCGGCCGCCATCGTTCTCCGCGCACCACTGCGCGAGTTTTTCCTTGAAGGTGAGCGCCTTGTCGCCGTCGTCATCCTTGTTGTGGAGCTTTACGGCCTTCGACAGGCCGCTCAGGCTAATGGTGCGGATGACTTTCGCCTTGGTGACATAAGCCAGCCAAGCCGCCTGCCGCGTGGGCGCGTCCACCTCAAGGATGACTTTGAGCGCCTTAATGTCCGGGTCGCAAAGCTTGCCGCCGAACAGGCGAGCCAAGCCGCCGCGCTTTTTCGCGGCCTTGACGATGGCCGGGTCAACCTTGTCAGCCATCATGTTCAGGCACAAGGCAGGCCAGAAAGCCGCCGCCGTGACCAAGGTTTCAGCCGTCACCGTTGCGACGGTGTTCGCGTCGAGGGTCGTCATCGTGCCGCCTTTCGCCTTTTGAATGATGACGGAAAGCTTGACGGCTTCCATGCCAGCCGCCATTGCGGCGACGTTGTTGTTGTTGTTGTTGTTGTTGTTGTTGCGAGTATTGCGAGCCATTGTCGTGTCTCCGAATTGAATCCTAGAAATCTAGGATTGGATTGTGCGAAGCGGAATTGCTTCGACCCATCTATTATACGATTATTCCAGATGCTGGGGGCAAAGTCGGCTGGCGGGCGACTGGGCGAAAACGATGACCCCACCCCCCCAAATCCGGTTCGGAGTCCCGTCGCACTGCGTACACAATAATATGCACATCCGAATCTCAAATTTCCGTTTTTAGAAACCCCCCCCATACCTTTTTGAAATTCCACCCCCACGGGGGTATATTTTTTACAAAAAACATCCTTTATACTAAAACCCCACATCAAAACTATATATTTATGAATACAGTAATAAATGTAATCCCAGATTTTGACCACCCCCTTTCTTTGCACAACCTTGAGTACGAAGAAGTTAAAGATCCAGAATCAGGCGTAACTCATTATGTGCTAATAAATATGGAGAACATGGACGCTAGGTGGACAACCGCCGCGTCCGAAGAACGCTCGTTAGATGAGGCGGCAAAAATTGCGGCCAAGACCGCAACCCTGCTTTATGAATTAGGGATGGACGTAGACCAAGATGAAAAAGAACAAGACGAATGGTTTAAAAAAAACCCTATTAAAAAGCACAAGCAAGAAGTAAATCGTATCCCAGACGGTACTCCCCCTGCGGAAATACTTAAAATCATTGCGACTAACGTAAGAGACAATGTTTTATACAACACGGACAAAAAATATAACGCGCAAGAGTGTTGCTATAAAAATGTGATAAATGAATTTGGTATAGCGGAAGAAATTCCAATTTTTGAATTTGACTTAGAGATTGATGGTAAAATTATTGGAAGCAGAACACCGTCTGAAAACACAATCAAAGAAGATACTAATAAACCAGTTTTACCTCCTCACGATATTTACAGTAGCAAAGTAGCTCTTAGGCTCGCTGCCCTTTTAACGGAGTACGATAAACAAGTTGTGCAAGATGCTTCGCAACTGCGGACGTACATCACCAACAAACTCCTCGACATTTCATCGTGCGGCAATCCTAAAGACGAACTTAGGGCGTTAGAATTGCTAGGCAAGATTTCAGATATTGGGCTGTTTGTAGAAAAGAGTGAGGTGAATGTGGTACATACTTCACCAGCGTCTTTAGAACACGCTATTAAAGACAGAATCAATCGGTTGTTAGGCTACAAGAACCTAGAGATCGAAGACGCGCAATATGCAAACTCCGAAAAAGAAACTCTCTCAATCGCAGACACCGTTAGAGCGACACTCGCTTCGCAAGAACGACAATCGGAGGATGAATTCCCCGAGGAAGATTCGTAAAGATATACACAATTCTCTACGCCCGGACTACAACTTGAACGACCAAGAGTTACAAGCAATCCTTGCGCTGCTGCCGTCTTTGCCGGAAGCGGAAAAACGTGCGTTGCTTATTGACCTTGAACGGTACGAACGCGCTGTAGAAAAGCAAAAATGCCAAGACGACTTCCTTATTTTTGTGCAGCGCATGTGGCCGGGGTTTATTTCCGGTCGGCACCACAAGATCATGGCCCGTGCCTTTGAGCGCGTTGCCAAAGGCGAGATAAAACGCCTGATCATCAACATGCCCCCTCGGCATACGAAGTCAGAATTTGCGTCTTATCTTCTTCCGGCATGGTTTTTAGGCAAATTTCCCGAGAAAAAGGTCATTCAAACGTCTCACACTGCTGAATTGGCGGTTAATTTTGGTCGAAAAGTCCGAAATTTGGTGGATGAGGAGGGTTACCGCAGTATTTTTCCCGAAACCGTGCTGCAAGTAGACTCAAAAGCGGCGGGAAGATGGAATACCAGCAAAGGCGGTGACTATTTCGCTATCGGTGTCGGAGGTGCAGTCACTGGGAAGGGTGCTGATCTGCTGATTATCGATGACCCACACAGCGAACAGGAAGCCACCATTGCTGAAACCAACCCCGAGGTGTATGACAAAGTGTATGAGTGGTACACCTCGGGGCCAAGGCAGCGTTTGCAGCCGGGAGGTGCCATTGTTGTCGTGATGACCCGCTGGTCTAAGCGGGATTTGACCGCCCAAGTACTAAAAGCTGCTGCACTGCGGGATGGTGAAGAGTGGGAGGTCATTGATTTTCCGGCGATTATGCCCAGCGGCAACCCCCTGTGGCCCGAGTTCTGGCCGCTAGAGGAGTTAGCGGTGTTAAGAAATGAGCTTCCCCACGCCAAGTGGATGGCTCAATACATGCAAGACCCTACATCTGAAGCCAGTGCGATTATTAAACGTGACTGGTGGAAAATTTGGGAGAAAGAAGACCCGCCGCAGTGTGAATTTATTCTTATGTCGTGGGATACGGCATTTGAGAAAAATAATCGCGCCGACTACAGCGCCTGTACTACTTGGGGTGTTTTCTACCGTGACGATGACGGCTCCGATTGGGAGGTGAGTAAAGCCGACCGGGGTAAACCGCAGGCGCATATTATCCTGCTAAATGCGTTTCGAGACCGGATGGAGTTTCCTGAGTTAAAACGTGTGGCAATAGAACAGTATCGGTCTTGGGAACCTGACGGGGTGATTATTGAAAAGAAAGCTTCTGGTGCGCCGTTAATTTACGAACTTCGTGCGATGGGTATCCCGGTGCAAGAATTTACGCCTTCCAAAGGTAACGATAAAATCTCTAGACTTAACGCCGTATCTGATATATTTGCATCTGGTAAGGTATGGGTGCCCGAGACCCGTTGGGCGGAAGAAGTGATTGAGGAAGTGGCGTCATTCCCTGCGGGAGACCATGACGACTACGTTGACTCGGTGTCGATGGCGCTAATGCGGTTCCGTCAGGGCGGGTATATCCGAGCAACATTGGATGAGCCAGACGAAGAGATTTCGATGCGTTACCGCAATCCAAACAGAAAACCGTATTACTAAGGAGCCGTAAATGGGCGACGAAGAGATTCAGATTGAGATCGTAGACGACGGTTCCACCCTGCCGGGAGAAGACACCACCACCCCCTCCGGTGCCGAGTTTGCCCTTGCGGAGCTTCTTGGGGAACCCATGATCGACGAGGAAGACCCCGAAGTTGACGAATTTTACCGGAACTTAGCCGAAGATTTCGACGATAAGACGCTCTCGTCCATTGCTGACGACCTGTTGGACTCTTTTGATGGTGACACCGCGTCGCGCAAGGACTGGTTGCAGACCTACATCGACGGGCTTGAACTGCTTGGATTAAAGATTGAGCAGCGGACTGAGCCGTGGAACGGTGCGTGCGGGGTGTTCCACCCTCTGCTGTCGGAGGCGCTGGTTAAGTTCCAAGCCGAGACCATCATGGAGACCTTCCCGCCGAGCGGGCCGGTGAAGACGACCATCATTGGGAAGGAGACGCCGGAGAAGAAGCAGGCGTCGGTTAATGTCGCGGCGGATATGAACTTCCAGTTGACGGAGATAATGACCGAGTATCGCCCCGAGCATGAGCGGATGTTGTGGGGTCTGGGCTTGAGCGGTAATGCGTTCAAGAAGGTCTACTACGACCCAGCGTTGGAGCGGCAGATTTCTCTGTACGTCCCGGCGGAAGATTTAATTGTGCCCTACGGTGCATCTAACTTGGACACTGCCGAGCGCGTTACGCATGTGATGCGGAAGTCCAAGAATGAAGTGATTAAGTTGCAAGCCAGTGGGTTCTACCGGGACGTTGACCTCGGTGAGCCGACCAAGGGTAATCTTGATGAGGTGGAGAAAAAGATCGCGGAGAACATGGGCTTCAGTGCCACCTCTGACGACCGTTTCAAGATTCTTGAAATTCACGTTGACCTTGATCTGTCGGAGTACGACGAGAAAGACTCGGAAGCGGGGGATGAGGAGACCGAGATGGGTGGTATTGCACTGCCTTATGTCGTCACGATTGAGAAGGGCAC